TTAAAAGATACGATCCCCTCAACATAGAGCAATCAGAGAAAGACTCAACCATAGATAACATCAACAACAACTAACGCACTTAGTTCAACGGGTAGTTTCATATTGTCTAGTCCGTAGAATTTTTCCAGAGGATTTAAGTAATCTAATGCGCCTAATTTGTACATGAGTGAGTATATTCCAGTAACGGACGAGACGTTCTTTGTCAATATACCATCATTGTCGAACTCCAGACTGGAACCTACTGTCTCTATCCATGACTTCAAATATGAGATAACCACTCTCGCATTCTCAATGGTTGGACTCACGGTATGGCCACTCTTCTCTGATTTCAGACCCTTGTCCTTGACGTCTTTCATCTTCTCGTAATTACCTGACATGAGTGCAGAAAACAGATCATTTAACGTCTCCGGCTTGCTATCACCACCAGTAACAGAATCGGACGTGTCTGAGCCCTCTATATCGAAAACATCATCGAAGTTCAAACTGTTCAGGATTCCGAAAGCTGATGTTTTTGGCGAATGCTCAGACTTGTTCGATGTCTCAGAGGCAGGCGATTTGGAGACCTGAACGTTTTGGGATACCATTGATCTGTTGAAATCGGGACTAGCTACAAAATCAATCTCATCAGCAAAATCACTATCTGTATCCTCGAACAAATCAACTAATTCTACAGTTTGCACCTCCAAACCTGATTCTTCATGATTAGTGGCTTCTTCTGCAGTGACTTCATCTGCCCAGTTGCTAACTTTGTCTCCAAAATAATCGTCGAAGATCTTCTGAGAATCGTCCAGCACATCATTTTCCTTTGCTAAATAATCAGGTATGTTCATTCCGTCATCGCTTTCAATGTCACTGAACGCATGTGGGTCGGACTTGCCAGGCATCAGGATGTCCTCTTCTGCTGACTGCATGTCCCAGTCTTCTGAATCTTGGTCGGCCATGGTTCCGGCTGCTGTCCTGCAAAGGAAACTGTGATTGTGATTGCGTCTCTTCCCTAGGTTCAATAAGTACTGCGTAAACCTGGAGGCTGAGTAAGCGACACCGAACACAGGATTCTTGATCAAAAATGTTCTGATTAGATCCAACTGAACTGCATTGATGGTCTGCCCAATGAAGACATTGAGAACCTTGTTTATTATGTAATCTGGTGTGTCAGTGGTTGAGCCAACTAAAATGAAATCAAGCGCAGAATTCAATTCAGGCCAGAACTTGATTCTCATTTTATCGAAGTTACTTGTTATCTCAGACAATTTGTGATAGGCTTTAACAGCAACTTTCAGATCAGCATCTGTTAGCGTATACCCAATGGTGAAGGTGCTTATTCTATCAGGGTTCAAGTAAGTGACAGGGAGCGAGTAATCATCAGTCTTTAACATCATGCACAGTGATCCCTCTATATTGTCGATAGTGAACTCGGTTCCCTGAGTCAATTTCCTAAAGATTACAAAATCGTTCTCCTCTACTGTTTTCCTAAAGTTTAGCCTATTGATAGACTTTGACTCTTTGATTGCAACCCACTTGTTCAATTCAGTGATCCTCTTGCCATCGAATTGGCCCACCAGATTCTTGATCCAAGCGTCTTTGGAGTTCTTGTCTGTTTCCTCAAAGCTGATTGCCCTGCCTGTGATGTCAGCATCAAAATAGAATGCATGTCTGTAATTAGTACGCCTTCTACCATTCACAACGGAAATAGTTGTGGTTATCGTATGCAGACCCCTTGCTGAACCAGCAGAGACTTTGAAATACTTTTCCTTAGCATATCTGAAAAAGGAATTGTGTCCAATGTAGTAATCGTGGGCGAATGTCAGTCTGCCAGTCACAAATGCCTTGATTGTCTCTCTGCTGAGGATCACCCTGACATTTGCTGAAATCCATGTCCTTAAGGTATTGACCAACACATCTTTTGACTTAGCATCTATCAAAACAGTTCTGGTTGCTGAGTTGGTTGCTGTTATCTCAAAGATGTCCCCTCTTGTAATCAGTGCCCTTGCGCTTGTCACTCCCACAACAGCTGCTGGTGGCTTTCCCCCTGCTAGAATCGCTTCTGCAACGCTAGTCTCAAACTTTCCCGAAACCTTGATCATATCCTGATACCATTTGGAATAAGCATAGGGTTTGGATCTCTCTTCATCTAGCTCTATCTTTCCCTCTAGCACCATGCCGAGCCTCTCAGCAAACTTGTTCGAAATGATGTCGTGACACAGTTCTATCAAATTATCGACTCTGTTTGGCAGAATCATCTTAGTGTCCCGTCTGATGAATTTGTTGTACAGCGAGATTGCATTGTCAGCCAACACCACAGAGTCAACCAGCGGGAGGGGCTCATCTGGTTCGGGCACCGCAATTGATTCGTATGCTGTTGCTAGTCTCTTGTACTCGTTGATCAGTGGTGCGCATTTCCTTCCGGCCAATGTTTTGAGAATGGCAAGTTGATAGGTATCAGAATCAGAAGCGGAATGGCCTCTCAGTGTCACCCTCTGAATGCTCGGCTTCACGTATGACTTCTTGAATGTTTCTGCTTCTTGGGAAAGGAAAAATAACTTAATGCTCCTTGCGTCTCTGAATCTCACTGCCAGTTGGGCTTCCATTATCTCGAACTCAGGCTTGTGTGTTGTGTTCCTGCTGGCCACTCTCAATTCATTCATAGCTTCGGCAGGCGACATGGTTCTCAATGCATCAGAGAAATCCTTATGCGAGATAATTCCAGAACCAATCTTCATTATCTTTTTGAAAGGCGAGAACTCAGACATTCTTAAGCACGGTCTGGTATACGAAGCCCATGGCTCAGCCATTCTGACGAAGAAACTGTTAACACCAAGATTTGTCTCTAAGGTTGACACGCTAGTTCCCCTAAAGATAGAGAATAAGAAATCAGAAGCAGCAGGCGAGTCCCTGGTGATTGTGGCAAAAGAATCGGGAATATTCCACTGTGATATACCGTGTCTCCTTTCGAATTGGGATAGCTTCCTATCAGTCTTAACCAACTGGAAAATGCCCATGGGCCCCGTTCCTTTAAATATAGTGAGATCTTTTGCCTTGAATGATTGCTTCACCGAGTCCGAACCAGATCTGGAAAAGTCAGCGAGAGTCAACTCCTCTGGGGGACACAGCAGCGAATTAGTAACCAATTTTGCATACTCTTCGGAATCCATCACATCTGACACTCTCTGATAGAAATTTGATATCCCTCCCGATAACACTGTGGTGATGGGTTCTACAACGGGAAAGCCTCCCATTTCCACTGGCTTGTAGTAATTGTCTGACTTGACAAATTCCCATCTCAACCACTGCTCCGTGTGCAAAACAAGATTCAATATGCTGACAATCACCGATCCCATGTACGACCCGCCAGAAGAGAGGTAATTGGAAGCAGAAGACAAAGCACTTAAGTAATCCTCAATATGATTGACTCCCATTCCCACATCAATTTTTGCAATGCGTTGCTTAAGTGAAGGCGTGGCCATTATACCTCTCTTAAAGAAAATTGAGTTCAATTCCGCTATGTGGAAGTTAAATGCTGACTTGGGGTTGCTGCGTACAATATTAAAAAGGTTCCCAACTCTGAGTCCTGCACAGTGAGTGAATTTGACAACATTTACTCTATTGATCCCGTGAGGTATAAACTCAACACATTCAGCATCGTCAGAGGTGGCTAAGAACCTTAAAGTAACAGTGGGGAAAATTTCAGTGACAACAGCAGCCTGAGCCCTTGTCTTGAGTGCATGCATCATGGAAGAGGTTTGCTGGTAGATTCCCTGACACATGCCCTGAGGTATTCTGGCTTCAAATATGGAATGGGACAGCTTGGGCGTCGCAAATCTGATAAACTTGTCAATTTCAAGGGACCTACTGAATGTTACATTCTTTTTCGTAATTAGATCCACCAAGGATTCAGGAAACTTTGCCCTTTTGTCAAAAGTAAGGTCAAACACTCTATTCGCGAGTCTCATAAGGCCTGGATCAGTCTTGAGCAAGGATACCATCGAATACGCAAAGAAATTCATATTGTGATTCGGACCCCATCTCTTTTGGTCTGAGTTATCATAGCAGTATGTGCCTTTCCTTGCCTTGTCCTTCTTGAAAGAATCTGAGATGACATCTTCTATTATCTTGTCCTTGTTGGGGTTGTTAGCTATCTCTGTATCGCCAATCTGCTGCGATAATTCTCTAGTAATTGTTTCCACGAACAGTGCGCCAAGCCTAAAGTGAATGTTTAAGACACTGATTTCTCTGTTCCCCTTCTGATCCTTCTGGACAATCCTGTACCTGTATACTATCGAGCCATCTAAGAACTGGTTAGTCACGACTGATATGATTGAGAAAGTTGGCCTGTCTTCCCTTATAGCATCCATCATGAAGGCGGAACCGAGCGGGCTTTTGTTCACGGTTTTGGGGTCCCTTCCTATCTTCCTGAACATTGACTCTAGCACAGCTGAAGCAGCTCTGATTCCCTGATGCTCTCCTGTAGACACACCCTCATCCATGCTGCCTCTCATAGTGCAAGCCTCAATAGGAGCCTTGTTCAGCCTCTGATATATTAAGTCGATCGTGCTGTGAGGTATTTGCATGTTCATTTCTGTGGCGCCTGTGATGAAAGTAGCGGAACCAGAGTACCTATTTGATTTCAAAACTGCGATGGACACAGCGAACTGAACCTCTGCCTCTACCATGTCCTTATCCAGAATGTATTCAATTGCGGAGTTGGTTGTTCCTTTGTATTTCGCTACGAAAAATGGGCTCAGACCTGAAACTGCATTGTAATCCTCAGAAGCTCTGGCCAAGTAGATGTCTCTCTCAACGATAATCTCATTGTAACAGATGGCCTCTGACACTTCATGGAATGCTCTGAATTTGTTATAGATGTTGCAAATGTACATGGACGAGATAGTTTGAGAGAAACTCTTAGAGTAATAGTTAGTGTGAGGGAAAGCGACCTTTATTTCTGATGTGTCTTTGTCCTCGATTTCTCCTAGTAGGCCCCTAGTGGACAAGCAACACAAAGCAGCTGACATTTTGAATGATCTAAGCAAATACAAAAGCTCCCAGTGATGCCTTATCTGAACAAAAGTTGTTTTATCTACGATATCTGCAGCTGACCCGCCATAGCCGATGGCCGACATATAAAAATACCTTACCTGTTCAGCAGCCTGAGCGAATTGGTCCCTGTTTATGAGAACCGTGAATGCAGAATCAATGAGTACCTGAGACAAAATGCCATTAGCAATCGCTCCAGAATCCATATTGTTCTCGACTTCCCAAGTGGCCAGGGATACCCATGTGTAAGGCACTTTGATTCCGTAACTGAGTTGGTTGGGGTCCATTGAGTAGAATGACGTAGCGGAGACCTTTCCAGTGGAGACACTGCTCAGCCTTGTGTGTTCTTTTGTGGGATTCCTAGCGTGTTCGTAGATCACAGAGTAACAACATCTCTTAAAGCTATCTAATGTTGATGACATCTTGACAACAGTGACAGAATTGTAGGACCCATTCACTCCGACATAGTAAGTGTTGTCCGAAGGGGAAGATTTCAAGGATGCTAAGACTGATTTGCAAATCTCGTAGTGATGGGATATGGAAGCACCAGCGTAAGACTGTCTGATTGTGGAAATCATGGCATCAAGGAATGAGGTCGTGGATCTGCCAAAATTATCAAGATCGTTCGAGGAAAGCGCACTGATTGTCAGCATCTTTTTCCAAATGTCATCCGATGCAGTCTCCAAATTCAAACTCTGGAAGTAAGCCATATCAGCAGTGTACCTGGATTTAGCATCCTCAACAAATGTCTGAACCTCATCATCAGTGATCTTGGAATCTGATTTCCTATACCTCTTGTCTTTCCTGTCCCCACCCTTGAGCAGTATGCGCTTCAGCTTCTCATCCATGTGGGATCTAGCAAACTTAATGGTAAACACATGGTTTTTCTTCCTCTTGACAGCCACAATGTACGAAGAGGGTTCAGCTATCATTGAGTTAGAATCGCAGATTGGGAATTCAGTGTGCAATTCAACTGCCCCTGCCTCATTGACTGTCACAACGTTATCACTCAAGCAAGCAGCATGCAGAGCCTTAGCCAAATAGTTCTCAGATAGTGAAGAGAGTTTCATCACCAGATCTCTATTGTCATTCACTTTTGCTGCCTCAATCGGAAACAACGCCTTGAACGATCTAGCATTAGATAACAACTCTTTGAGGCCATCGTAGTATGGGAAGTAATCATTGTTGTGCATGGAGGCGGCTTTGAGGAAGGAGAGTGACTCGAAGTCTTTTTGGCACTGCACAAGGGCTTTGGATGTGTCTACTAGATCATCAGGGAGATCTGTGTCCTTATAGTCACCAGGGGGGAAAGAGTTATCCATGTGGGCTAGCTCGAGCACTGTGCGTCTGTAAACTTCTTTGCAGCTATTCAAGTAGTACGTCCTGTTTTCTTCGCTCATTCTGCATAGATCATCAACAAATTTTAGGCCAAGTGTACCGGGTTCAGAGGAGGAGAATGTGGGTTCAATGTCAACTGCTATGAAGATGGGTTCAAACTGGAAAACCACAAAGTCAGCGTCTTTGTATTGGTTGAGCTCAATGTTATGCATAAGGACAGTAGCTTTCCTAGAGACAATGTTGCTGTTCCTGGAGGCAGTAAAGTCTACGAAGACAAGATTGTCAGTCGCATCATCCATGATTATCAAATCACAATCCATGGGGAAAGCAGCACAAGAGGACTCAATCGACACCAAACTGTATTCCTCATACTTGCCAATTGCCTGTTTGTTATCAAGAACATTAAAGATAGCGTACAGGTGAGCAAGACGCGAGGATAAGTTCGAATCAGGTACCAGTCTCAATTTGGCAGCAAGATCCGCAGGGCACAAGCCAATGATTTTCTTATACACATCTGATGTGATAACTGGTTCAGTCAAGAGCACCTGCGCGATTTCCGAAATCTTGGTGAAGTAGAACCCCGTGTTCATGTCATCTCTGGTTACCTGGACCATTTTGAGTCTCGAAGTGCTTCGCTTAAGGTTTTCTGATTGGTTACTTTTATTGCCGGAC